GATTGCCTCGTTGTATTGGGTGCCGCCGTAGCCGGCCGTGAACCCGATCTGAATGTGCTGGATCGGGAACATCGGCGGATTGGTCATCTCGTTGACGAGGTTCCAGTAGATGCAGAGTTGAGCGGGATCGAGTTCGGTATCGAGCGCATAGACCGTGTCGTCGATGGTGACATCGGTGCCGTCGTGACCACGCAGCACGACCGTGTCGATGGACTGCACGGGTGAACGGGGTATTTCGAGTCGGTCGAAACGCGGTCCCTGTCCGCCGTAGAAGCCACCCCCATTCGGGAATGCCAATGCGCCTAATGTATAGGGCCGGTTCTCGTGCGGGTTTAGCTTGACCGTCCACAGCATTTGGGTAGTCACGAGGGTACGGGCGAGGTATTGCTCGGCCATCATCCGGCATGTCGTGATCAAGGACAGAACGATGGCGTCCTCGAAATTGTGGTAGATGCGCGCGTATTGCTTGGCGACAGACAGACTCACCGGCTCGTTGTCGGGTCCATCTATTACGCGGAGGGTGGTATCAAATATTTTCACCAACTATTTACGACTACGCTGCCCTTCTGTAATCCCCGTGCAATCGCGCGGCAGCGGCGTCATATGCTCGCTTGGCTTCCTCAATAGTTGCGAACGAGCCGAGGTAATAACCCTTTCCGTCTTTGTCGATTCTTGCGCGGTATCCGGTCTTAGTCGTGTGCACACCTCGGACGCCCGTTTTATTATTCTTTCGCAGCTTGGAGTTGATCATATTCTGAGATCGGTCGCAGAGACGGAGATTTACCCAGCGGTCGTCAGAGCGATTTCCATTTATATGATCCACATCCACGTCCGGCGCAGGCCATTGACCCGTCATCAGGAAGTGCGCGATCCGCGTTGCTTTATAGCTACGCCGCTTGAGAAGAATCTTTCGATAACCGAATAGACTGATAGTTCCCGCACGGGTTCCAGCGGGAATGGCAAGCTGTGGAGAAATCGTCCACTGAATTATCCCGTTAACAGGATCATAGTTCAGGTATTCACGGAGTAAGCGTAATGTGTTCGAGGAGGGTGTTTTACCTTTCATAAAAGATGATATAGCCCAGATGCTCGTAAATACGTCGTCATGGAGACCCCCATCCGCATTGGCGCGTTGCGCTGGCCTATTCGCCTCTATCAGCGCGTTGACGCGACCGATACGGCGACCCCTACGAGCACGGGATTGGTGGAGTCACAAATCGACTCCATCGAAACCATGGCGGACGTGCAGCCGGTTGGCCCGTTGATCTATTTCGGCTCGATCAATGCCGAAGAGGGCATGAAGGTCACACACCGGGTCTTCATCCGGTGGCTACCCCTGGTCGACATCAACTACGCGATTGACCGTGTCCTCACGACACCAGACGGGCAGACCCGCACGGAGACCTTTCGGGTTTGGCGAATCATGGAAATCGAGGGCAAACAACGCTTCAACCAGTTTGATTGCCAGCTACAAACGACGGTCTACCGGTAAGACAAAAGGCGACAGAAAATGTCGCCTTTTTTCCGGTGTAGTGATGATCCCATGACGGCCAAACTACGGGCAGAGGTACCCAAAACACCGTCACGGAACTGGCTCCCCTTCGGAGCCCAATCTATTTATCCGTCTCGAACTTCATATCGGCCACTGCGGCGTCTTGAACCTTCTTGATGATCTCCGGCGTTTGATCGACGAGAGCCCGACTGAGAAATGGTCGCGGTTCGAGATCGCGCTCTTTCTGTCCCGGCGTTGGCGTCGGAGCGACCCGTTCCTTTTTACGAGTAAGGGGATTGAGCCGGTATGTGTTCGAGGTTCCCTTGCCGCCTTTCTGGTTTGTCCCGGCACCGCCATGGGCACCGAGTTCGAGGAACTTGGCGTAGTAGGCGTTGTCTTCGAGGATGATCGTGGTGCCCGAGCCCTTCGAGCGCATCCCGAACGATTTGTTCAGCGTGCCGGTCAGCATGGCGGGCGGCTCACCGGCAGCACTCGCATAGTGGATGCCCTTGGACATGCCGGCCGGCGTCGAGTAGGCGCGTCCGCCCCCATTCGGGTTCTGGGTTAGAGCGCGAGCTTCACGGATCACGTCTAGTGCAGCGGATCGGAGAGCCTTGCGGATGTTGTCCTTGCTGAACTCGATGGAGGCATGGGGGACGACGATTTTTAATGCGGGAAGAGCCATTACGGTAATTACGGTGCGAACGCGAAGATCAGGTAGACATGAGCGGGTGCGACTCGCTTGAGTTCGCAGATGAGCGCGTTGTTGTCCCACCATGCGAGTGGATCGCCCGCGACGTTGATGCCGGTACGGAAGTAATGAATCTGCAATGACGGCGAATTCACCTGGAGCGCGTATACCCACGGCACCCCATAGAGAGGTAGACCGCACCGATCACCACATCGCCACGGCGCAAACTCTGTGAAGGTCGTGTCGGGGTAGCCGAGGTTGGCCGAGAATTGCTCGAAGTACGGAATCGACTGACCACCATTCGCAACGAGTCGGGCGACAACGGCTTGCTGCCGCTGCGCCAGTGTTGGGTTCGGCCCCAAACACGGATCGGGTAGACCGAGGGAGGCTTCCCATTCCGGGAGTAGCTCCACCGTTGTGGCGGGAAAAGCGTCGATCAGGAGGTTGGCTTCGCGGCCGGCGACGAGGGCTTGCGCGTCGGAGAACGCCATGAGCAGCGCGGTTTGCACGCTGTTCGATTGACGCGGCCATGCCTGCCCGGTGGGGAGGAAATTATCGAGGATTTGCAAGAAATCGGCTGCGGTCGGGACTGTCACCATATCGAATAATATTTACCCAGGCCGGCTGTAGACTGATCCTGCTAAATATCGGGTGGCAGGAAACGATCCGACTCAAGACCAACTCACTATTCAAACCGGGGGTCAAAACCTCGACGGTTGGCTGACGACTTCGGTTGTTCGGGGTGTTGAGCTTACCCCGAGTCACTTCTCGATTGGTTTGACCGAGAGATTCCCCGGATCGGGAACGCAGGCGGTTGTCGTGCCGGGATCGACCTGCAAGGTCATGCTCGGCGGCGATCTCATCCTCACCGGCTATATCGACGATTATGCGCCCACCTACGACGCCGGCACCCACACCGTCACTATCACGGGCCGCTCGAATACCGAGGACGTTGTTGACTCCTCCTATACCGGGGGTATCTCGAACAACATGCTCAACGGCCCGTGGATGATCGACGGAGGGTCATTAAAAAAACTGGTCACCCAGATATTAAAACAAGTTCCAAACGTCGGCCTGACGATGGACGACGCGGACGATGTCACCCTCAAATACCCATACCCGGTGTCACCGGGAGAATCGATTTATTCCGTAATTGAAAATCTATGTCGAATGGCCTCGCGCCTGTTGTGGGACGATGCCAAAGGCAACCTTGTCATCTCTCAGGTCGGATCGACGCGGGCGGGATCGGCTCTTGTCGAGGGTCAAAATGTCGAGGCGGCTGCCGTGCAGATCGACTGGTCGCAACGGTTTTACCAAATTTTCGTCATCAATACGGCCCAGGCGATCAACTCGATCAACATTGGTGTTCTTGGGAAATCAGACCCGGATACGCAAATTCGTCAGGGTCGCATCAAGCTGATCATCGCGGACTCGAACCTCGGCCCCGATAACGAACTCGCCAAGCAGCGAGCAGATTGGGAGATGAATCGCCGCAAGGGCCGCTCCGAAATCGTGCAAGTCCACGTGACGGGTTGGCGCGATGGTGCAGGTACTTTGTGGACCCCCAACACCATCGTGAATGTGAGTCTGCCGACCCTCAAGGTGAACGCTGATCTCGTCGTCGCCGAGGCCGAGTGGGTCAGGTCAGATGACTTCGGAACCCAAACCATTCTCACCCTCATGCCAAAAGGTGCATTGCAGCCGGAGCCTTTTCTCCCCCCGTTTGGGCTCAATCAGGCACCGGACTAATATGTCAAATTATCGTTGGGATCATGGTCAGTTAGAGAAGTTGTACGCCCGTCTGCACAACATCCATCGGCGTTTTACTATTTCGTTGTCCGATGACGACGGAACCTATCAAACCCATCAAGTTCAAGGATTTCCCGGTGAGGTTCGCAACCATTTCATCCGGCCTCAAGAATATGGCCGGTCGACGATGCCCCTACCGGGCGCGGAAGCGACAACCCTATCGGTAAATGCCGGTTATCATGGCGCGGCGATCATCACCAATACGGGCGACCCCCGACCTAATTACCGACCTGTGAAACAGAAGCCGGGTGAGATTGCCGACTACATCGTCGACGGGGCTGACAAGGAGGGCAACAACGGCACCCTCCGGATGATCCTCAAGGGCGCGCTCATGTGGATCACGACCCTCTATGGGAAGACCATCAACATCGCCGACAACAACGCGACGACGATCAATGTGGGCGATGTCACCCCGGATAACCCCCTCACGATCAATGTCGGTAAGGCCGGTCAGAGCAAGGCCATTACGTTGAATGTGGCCGGCAAGACCATCACCATCGGTGCCGACAACACGCTCAATATCACGGCCCCCAATGGCGACGTGGTCGTCAACGGGGTATCACTCGTCAATCACGTCCACTCGAATTCGGGCGGCACCGGAGACAGCGGGCCTCCGGTTCACTAAAGGTCTAATCCTCCCAACCATCGAGCGACACCACATTGCCGTAGCCCAGATTCCAAATATAAAGGCCCGGCGGTGAGACACCGCCGTCTGACATATGACAACGCTCGTCGGTTGGCCTTTTGGCGATTGCCGTTGGGGTTTTGATCTTGCCAAAATTGGTGATGAGAAAGAACGCCGAGCACGGAAAATTGGGTTCGCAATGCTCGCGCAAATAGGCCAGTTGATCGTTGCTGACGCCCGCTAGGACGACCATCTGCAAATGACCGGGAAGTCGAGTATCGGGCGCAGTGAGGACACCGAGACCATCGGAGCCATTTGACGACATACGCAAGAGTCCGTGAATCCGTAATCGTTCTCCTTGTGTCGCCGTATCGGTCGGGGACGCAGGAAATTTCCGATAGTCGTCATGAGTTCGCGGCCCACCCGACGATTGAACCTCAAACGGGCAATCCTTGGTGGACGCCACTGGTATGAAGTATCCCGGATCGGCCTGAATATCTGGGGATCGCGCTTCTGCCATGAGAGGCGTCGGCCCGTAAGAGACGGACAACTCGTCTGCCACCGCGCGCCGGGCGACAAATGCCGCTAATGCGCCGACCACCAAGATTGCGAACGCAATCTTGGCGATCCGCCGATGACGCCGAGACCGCTCGGCCCTCTCGCAGAGATCGGCCCAATAATTCGTGCTCATGGTTAACCTCTAACAAGCATTGGCAGGTAATATAAAATCGATATTTCGGATTGTCGAGTCCCCACAGAGTCCAAGTATAGAATCCGTGACTCGATTACCTGGAAATTTGATTCCACACGTACTCGAACTCAATGGCTACCTTGTTTTGACCCTTCTGGAAGAGCGTGATGACAATGCCAAGCATAGATGGGGCGTTATGAATAAAGAAAACTTGGATGTCCATCGAGGATACGACCTTATCGTCGATCAACCATTGTAGAGCTTCTTGAACGTAGCCTTGCGCGATGGGCAGTAGTGCTGGCGATGATTTGGCCCGGCTCAATAGCCACAACCGCGATCCGATCAGTTCGGTATTATAGGTGTCGGCCCACCAACCACGGCGATTTGTGCTGAACGGATCGGGGATCAGATCATCGCTGTTGGCGAGGCGATCCGAAAACAGAGAGATGATGACCGAGGTCTCAAGGTCTTGGTTCGAGCGCAGTTCCGATCTGACGATCCGGAAGTCGGCACCGCCGAGGTTCTGAATCCAGACCGACGCGATATCCGTTGGGATGACCGGATTGACCGGCGCGTAGAGCGGGATCGACAGCGGAAGGGGGAGAACGACATCATCGCCTAGCGGCGGGATCGTGAGGAGAGCTTCACCAAGGATCATACTGTTTGCATCGCGTACCGCGTGCGCATGTTAAGGGCAGCATCACCGTCCGAACGGTCGACCCGGATACGAGCCCCACGGGGCACGTTCTCAAAGTTCATGGATACTTCGTGCTTCGTGCCGGCGGTCTCGGTTGGAGGTGCCTGCGGTGCTCGGCGAATGACGCTGATATCGTCCGGCCCGAGATGCCGCCAATCCGTTCCGGCACCACCCGTGACCCGGCTATGCGAGGAGTCGATCTCATAGAGAAGGCCACCACGCCCGTCCGGCTTGGTTCGGCCCGTGAAGACCATCGTATGACCACCCGTCTCACCACGACGGTGTCCGTACATGGCGACACCGATATCACCGCGTTGGATGTCCTTCGGGTCGACCGCCTGTCCATAAGCACTGGCATCTGTCGCAATGTCGGATTCGTGCCCGTGAGAATCGGTGATCGGCGGCAGCCCGACCGCCTTGAGCGACATGTTGACGAGGTGCGCACAGTAGTTGTGCAATTCCTGGTGCTGCTTGAACGGGTCTTGAGCCTCCATCGCAGTCGCCAAATCCTTGACCGCACCGACAGCCGGCCCGAGCGAGGATTGCTTGTTCAAGGGGTCGAAGTTCTGGTGAAACTTTTGGAGATATCCGGGATTGCGGTCGGGCGAGTGGGGACTACCATTGGCGTACGAGTAGGCGATGGTGTCGGGGTTCGATCCGTACTTTTCTATGAGCTTGGCGATATACCGGCGGGCGACCGCGCGGTTGTCATCGGGGTTCGAGATGTCCTCGCCGGGCTTCGCATACTCATTGAACGTGTCGGGCATCATCTGCATCGGCCCGGTCGCCGAATGGCCCGGTTGGGGCTTATCGTTATAGCCGTTCGCGGATTCGGTCAGTTCGATAGCCTTGGCGAGATTGTCGATGAGCGAGCCGCCGGGGCCGGGCGTCCCCGTGCTTGGCGTCGACGTGGGAGCCGCATTGGGTGCGGTGCTCCGACCCTTCCACCAGTTGAATAGTTTCATCCCGTCGCTGATGATGCCGTAGCCGGGGATCGCGTGGAGGATGGCATCGCCGAAACCGGTAGTGATATCACGAGTCTGCTGTGGATATTTGGTCACCCACTTGGCTATCGTATTCTCGAATTCATTGGCCAAGTCGATGGCCTTGACGATATCGGGAATGAAACCAGAAAAGGCGTTGGAAAGAGCGGTGCCGAGGGAATCCGTTATGACCTTGGAATTGCCAATCGCCGTGTTGAGATCATCCCACTTTTTCGCCGCATCACCAGTGATGCCGATGCCATGCTCCAGAACGAATTTCCAATGCTCATCTAATTGGTCTAAATGTTCCGTCGCACGAATCATCTCGTCGTTGCCGAGCAGGGCGGTGAGCGTGCGTGCGTGTAGGGTCGGATCGGCTTGTTCTCCCTCCGTCCGAAGCGGTGAACCCGCCGCGTGCAGTAGTTTCATGTACAACTTTTCTGGGTCTTTCAAATCATCCTTTGTGATGCCGTGCAGTTTCAAAAATCGCGTGATTTGTGGATCGCCGATGCCGTGCAATGCATCGAATGAAACATCTTTGGCGTGCCTTACCGACGCGGTCATCTGCTCGGCCGTCTGACCATAGAAGGACTCGCCGAGTCTTTGGATGTTCTGTAGAGCCGGGCCGGTGATGCCGATCCGAGCCGCGTTGGTGGCGAGATTACGCGCCGCGTCGGATGCTCGAAGATAGGCGTTGGCGATGGAATCGACGGCTTTGAGGGCGACACCCAGCGCGACGGCCGCGCCACCCAGCTTGGCCGCGCGGCCGAGGCTCTCGATGGTGCCACCGATCTTGCCGCCTACGGTTCCCCACGACTTTGCGACCTGTTCGAGTTCCGAGCGGGAAGACTTGCCGAAATTGCTGACCCCTTTATTGAGTTCGCGCATCCGGAGTTCTTCTTTTTTCGACGTGACGATCTGGTCGGCGTTCCGAACCTTGTAGTCTTTCTCTAGCTGCTTCAGGGTCGCGTTGAGTTCTTTGATCTTCGCGGTCGCGTGATCTTCAACAGTCAGCCCGATGTTTAAGTTTTTATTTGCCACGGGAA